CACACCTCGGTATCCCAATAGATAATGCGTACAGACGTGGGGTGTACAGTGTCACAGATAGACTTGATCTCGGATAGAAACGCTGTCAATTCACGCTGACCGATAGAGCCTGACGTATCAATAGCTAACACTAACTCGTCAACGTGCTCGGTGATACCGCTAGGAAAATACGTACCTGTGTGAAGCAGTCTGCGATTGGGTCGATTGTATGTAGCAAAGTCAGAGCCAGTACATGTATCAGTAATGAACTCACGCAACACCTCACGCCAATTGATTTGTGGCTCGAGCAGATCTGCTACTGTAAGCTCACCCCCAGTACCCATCTTACCTGCGGTGATAGCACCCTGACGTATAGCATCGTCAATCTCCTTGGCATGACCTTGTTTCTCCTCATCAGTCATACTCCGCGCACCTTCCCAGTCATGCTCATCAAACGGCTGTTGGTCAGACTGTTGAGACGAAGGGGAAGGCTGTCCGCCACCATCTCCTGACTCGTTACCCTGTGAGTCACCAGATTCGGGATTCGAACTGGCGTTGTAAATGTCATCGAACACACGCGCACTGTCCCAACCTCGATACTTGGAGTCGATACACATGCCGTCAATACCCTCAATGAACCCATCTTCATTGTCATCAACGAGTTGCTGATTGATTACATAGTCACACGCTTTGTTGGCTGACATTGGACACTTTTTGTACAGGTGTTGCCACGTAGTAAGGTGCTTGTACATCTTGTGGTAACACTCGTGCAACACAACAAAACGTAACTGCTTGTCGTTGATATCCTCAATGAACGCACGACCATACCATTCATCACGACCATTGGTGCATGCTGTTGGTATATCATCACGTACACCACGATCACCGACCATCAACACACCAGACAATGCAAGGTAGCGCGGGTGTCCCATGATAGCTACCACTGCTTTGTTGAGTCGTTGCTCGGCTGTAAGGTTAGTTGCTACTGCTAACATGACTTACTCCTTGTCCGCTGCGAACATGTAGTTGTTGTCCATAGCCCATTGAGTGAACTGCTTGTTCTGCATAACAAGTGACTGCTTGGTCTTGCTGTACTTGGAAGATCGAACGCCATTGGCGAACAGACCTTGTGCTTCTGTGTCTAGCCGCTGCATGTAAGTCATCCACGCATCGACCCACTCACGGTCAATCGAAGTCAGTGAACGAAACACCACCATGCAAGTAGCTGACGCTGACGTTGGTACCTTGGCGTTGTCTGGATCTTTCTTGATTGACTCCAGTGTGGGTAGCTGGTCAGCCAGCTTGAGGAATGACATGAAGTCCATAGCTGCCCTAGCACCGATAGTACCGATGAGTGCTGCTGTTAACGTGTCATCGTCAAGACCACCACGGTTCTGCAAGATGTCACTCGCTGCATGTAGTGAACGTGGTGTACAGAACGCTGCGCGATCAACGGCTTGTGGGTGAAAGATGTATGGGTTGTCATCTGGATTCGGTACATCGCGGAAGTCCTGCATGGTCTGCGGGTTGTCCTTGACCCAGCCAAGTATTGAGTGATCGACACCGTTGCTGATACCCCACTCGACCCACTCCATAGCGGTAGGCTTGGCAGTCTCTACAACAGTGATGCGGTTACGGGCATGTGCTGGTAACAAGTCACCCACACCCTCGCTGCCGAGGTTGGTTGTAGCAAAGATGAGTGAGTCCTTGTGCAGTGTGTAGCTGCCGATCTTACCTTCAAGTATCAAACGCAGTAGTGCATTCTTGACTGCTGGGTTGGCCTTACCAAACTCGTCGATCATCAGAATAATCGGCTTGTCTTCGTGAGCGCCTAGCTCCTCGTTGGTTGCGTATGTGACATACGGCACATCTTGATTGACCTTGATGTTGGGCAGCGTGATGTCACCCAAGTCCTTGGTCGTACAGTCGAAGTAACAGGGTATGTGATTCGACAGGTCAGGGTCGGCGGCGAGTGTGTTGAGTAGGGATGACTTACCCGTACCCATGTGGCCTTGAAGTAGAACTGTTCGATGGCGACCTACTGCTTTGATTAGCGCACCGGCTTGGTCAAGGTTTAGTGCGTACATGTTTTGTGCATAGCTCATGGCTATCTCCTGATTTTGGTTTTGTGTTACCGGTCAGTGACCGGTAAAGTTTTTAGTAGTTGGTTGTAGTTGGTAGTACCACGTTATTATACATGGTATTTCGTGTTATGTCCAGCCCCCCTATAGGTCTAGTGAGGGGAGGGTAGCTAGAATCGCTGTGACCTCGGCTGCTTTGGTTGTGCGTAATGCTTCACTGTTCTTGAGTGCATCGGTGTTCACACTGTACAGCGCACTCTCCAGTTGGTCAGCTACAGCCGTCATCTGGGTGTCACCTGTTAAGTTGAAGTCCCGCATCATACGTATCAGCTCCAGCGAGGTGTCGAAGACGCTATCGTATAACTTGTTGTACTTCTGATTACCCTTGGCATCTAGCTCATCTTTGGGTGCAAGCTGTCGAGAGATAGTCTCTAGGTTCTTGCGTAGTCGTACCCATATGTCATCCATAGCAGAGTCAATGGCACCACGGTAGAACGAGTCATACTGTTGCTTGATTACTTCCTGCTGCTCGTTGGGTATGTCGAGTCGGAAGTCACCGGACTCCGGTAATGGCTGTACTGATAGAGTCCACCCAAACTTGTTACGTAGAACCTCCACAGATGGGTAGTCGTCGTGGTTGAACAGTCCACCTAGCTCCTGCGCTTGCTGTATGGCATTACCGACACGCCACTGGTACGCATCCTCGAACAGTTGGTACAGCCGCCAGAACTCACCCTCCAAACTCGTCATCTCGTTTTGGTAGTCGAAGTACTGCGATGTAGGTATAAGACGTAACCCCATGTCCGACCACGGTAGGGTCATCGCGTAGTGAGTATTGCGTGCGTTGCCTACAAACTTCTTGAGATCGTCAAGCTCGGTGCAACCTGCTAACAGGTTCTTGTTGTAGTTACCGGCCTTGGCTGATGCGTTGTTGTCGATAGCTACTTTCTTGGTGGCTGACTTGTCCAGCTTGCGTGCAGTCCACGTTGAGATCTTTAGCTGTGACAGTACCGAAGACGAACTGAGGCTCGGTGCGTTGTTGATGGTTGGTACTGCTGCCAGTTGTTGGATGTTGTTTGCTTGTTCCATGAGGAACCTCCTGATTTTGGTTTTGGTTTACCGGTCAGTGACCGGTAGGTTTTGGTTTTAGTGAACTGATACAAGGACTGCGCTCTTACGCAGTGCCATGAGATTGACGGTGCCGTGGCGTGAGCAGTCGAGATACTGAACGCCGCCCTTGATATACACACGCTCCGGTAGGTCTAGCTCACTGAACAGATCATTGAGCCATGCTTGCGTAGTGCGTGATGGTATAGGGCTACCTTTTTTCTCGTACCCACCACAAGACACCCATAACTTCTTAACCCCATCTTGATTCGACATGGTGGCGATACGGTTGCCGTGTAGTAATAGATCCATGTTACGAGTTACTGGGTTGAAGGTAGACTTGGTGTTGCCTGCTACTTTGTGAGTACCGTCGATGAAGGCACCGATTACTTCTTTATGACTCTTACGCATTGTTGCTCTCCTCAAACTTTTTGAATGATCTGGGTGTGGGGAAATTGATCGGCCCGTCATCTACTACTGGTACGTCTTCAGCCCACGCAAGAATTGATGGGTCTAGGGTCTTCGTCTTCATCGCTTCCTCAACCCACGCTCTGACTCGCGCCTCGCTGCGTAGTTCTTGAGTCAACTCATAGATCACCAAGAACGCGGTACAAAATGCAAAGGCGATGAACAACGGGCCGACTACAGCAAACACGTCATGCACTGGGCCGGTGGTCATGTAGTACATATAGGTGAAGTGAACACCTGCTGCCATGATTAGGAGTGACATACACACTCCGAAGAAAAACTTAACTACTGATATAAACTGCTGCATTACAGCTCACCTCCTTCCAATTTGAACTCGACGTTACTGAGCACCTGTCGTTGTGTCTTCATATACACCTGTGCCTTACGCAATGCTTCAGCGGCACCGAAGTAGTCGATTGAATACCCCCTATCCATGTCCCACTCACCAAGAGGCACCATGTCGGTGTTGCGTACCATCACCATGATGTACTGCTTCCGTAGTGCTACTGTCTTTATCTCTTGCTCTTTTGACATTAGATCTATCTCTGCCATTACCCTGCGCTGCGTTTTTTCGTCTAGTGGATTTGACATTATTTTCCCCCCAATAGTCTGTCTTCAAGATACGAGAACCCTTTGTAGCTAACACCTTCCCTACTGCAAATATGCAGTAGAGCATCGGTGCGCTCACGCAAACCAGCGTCCCACAACAACTCCATCGTGTAATTGAACTCTGCCTCTACGCGACCTAGTGTGATCGCTGACTCTGAAAAATCTGACATTGCTGTCTCCTGTTTTGTTTTTGATTTGTTATAACGTGTTATAACTTTGCCTTGATTGCTTTGGTTATATCGTCGTGCATAACTTCAAGCTGATAGTCCACAACATACTGCTTTTGTACGGATGAACCGTATTGGGCAAGCTCCACTAACTCCAGCAACTGCCGCAGTAGTACGTTGTGCCTACTTTCCAATGACCGCATAGCTGCATCATGGTGTATGGCTCGGTGCCGTAACTTTATTTCCAACTCTTCTACTGTCAAATCTGACATCGCTGTCTCCTGTTTTGTTACCGGTCACTGACCGGTAAGTTTTGGTTTAGTCGGGACGTAACTCCCCCCGACAAGACATATAGTCTCACATATAACGTGTTATGTCAAGTGGTGGTATCTGGTGGTATTTGGTGGTATGTACGGTAATGTACTGTAATGTTCGTTCGTGTAGGTCTGTAAGTCATTGATAAATATACAATGTTCGAATGTTCGCTTTTTAGAGAAATTGAATGGGTCTTGGAGTTTGTGTTTGAGAAAAAGAACATTAGCTAAACAAGCCCTCTCAACCACCCCGTATATACATTTTTTACTAAAAAACGAACATTATAGATATATATATAAATATAGTCTTTTTATGGGTATAGGTTATTGCTGGGTAGTCTCAGATACCACCAAACACCACCAAACTAATGTTCGTTTTTGCCTTAAAAAAAGCGAACATTTGCCGAACATTAGGCCCAAAAAACGAACATTGCCCGTCCCACTTGACTTGCAGACCGAACATTACAAATTCAGCACTAGGTCATAACACGTTACACGCAACGCTACGGGGGGAACTGGCTTCTGTGGGGGTTTACCGGTCAGTGACCGGTAACATAATAAGTTATACACAACGCTACGGCTCACACCCAACGCAACGAAGGGTACTGGCTTCAAGAAATTGGAGCCAAAAAAAAGCCCCGCTTTCGCGAGGCTTGGTTGGTGGGAGGGAGAGTTACTTAGTTCGCTTTGCGAGTATCTTCATCGCCTTGTAGATAATGTCCGCCAATTGCGCTTGCTCGACAATATCCATTTGCGCCGCCTTATTGAATAGTTCAGTCAATTGGGGATCGCGGATAGCTGGGGGCAATATCGAATCTACTTCGGTATAAGTACCAGATTCTGGCTCCATGTCGTGCGCTGGTGCTGGGGGCGCACCGGCTGATTTAGTAGCCGCTGGCTTTTGTGCTTTGACTACACCTTGCACTGTATTAAGTGCGCGCCGTAGGTTCTTCATATCGTCCGCCAGATTGTCTAGCGCCTTTTTGCGTGCGTCACTGAATGCCTTAACCTTCGCGCCTTTTAGGGATAGCTTGTGTGCCTTCACCTCGTCGGCATCCATAGACAAGATAGCGCCCATTGTAAAACCCGCGTACGGCTTAAAGCCCTTAGCATCACGCGCCGCAATAAAGCCAGACTGGGTAGCAGCATAGTGTGCGGGAAAATCGGGTGTGCGTTTCTTGCCCTTCTCGGCGCTAGTGGTCAGGTGCGCAGCGGTCAACTTTGCGCTGGCATTCTTAGGGATAGACCATTTACCAGTTGTGGCATTACAACGATGGCCCGACAACAACCGGACGCGGTCATTCGCCGCCAATGTGGATGCACTATATGCCGAAACGTTTTCGGTGATTTGCGTGGCAGTTTTATTATTTAAGTTTGTCATTTTATATACTCTATTTTGTTTTAAGTTTACCGGTCAGTGACCGGTAACCAAGCGGGTGATTCCCCGTTTGATGCAACTATTATACGATATATCAGGTAGTGGTGTCTAGTGGTATAACGTGTTATCTGGTGACCCCACCCGCCCCCTACCATCCCGTTCACAGCGACGGAGTCCCTAGCGTGTGTATATTACTAATATCCACAAATAAATCGTTCCCAACCAAAATCCTCTGCTTCTTGAGGCCGTTCCCTACACAGGAGACCCCCCACCCCTAAAATATAAGTACCTAGCCAAAAAAATTTTTTGTGGTATATTCCGCACAACGGCTACCAGCCAGCGAAACAATTTATGACCTTACTTATAGAACCTGAAATCGGTGTACCCTTTTCGGACGACATGACGTTTGTAGATCTGAAAGAACGTGCAGAGGCGGCGTGCAATACGGCGGAGAAGCTGGCTGACCACGGCCTAGATATAACCCCAACTGCTGAAGATGAAGACACCGCCGCGAGACTTGCCTTGGCTTATGCTGACGACCCTGAGAAAACTTCTAAAAAGGTTACTACGAAGAAGGCGGCAACCCTTACCCCCGCTTCTGTTATACTAACTAACAGCATACTCCAAGAATTTGGGCACTCTGTTGCAGAAAGTGCCACTCAGATCCGCTACCTAGTCACAAACAAGCTCCTGCTGGAGTCAGAAAACGCAGACCCACGCATACGAATCCGAGCTTTAGAGCTTCTGGGTAAGATCTCAGACGTAGGGCTGTTTGCAGAGAAGTCAGAAGTGACTATTACCCACCAATCCACGGAAGATCTCAGGGATAAACTGAGGGGTAAGCTGGAAAAGCTGGTAAATCCTATAGACGCTGAGTACGAAGATGGGGAGATCGTGTTAGATGGGGAAGTTTTAGATATGCGTAAGGTAATGGGTGTGGATGAGTTAAAAGCTGCGGCAGATGAAGTAACAGATGCTTGAGGCCGTTCCCGAATTTACTGAGGAAGAAGTCCAGCAGATGCTGGATAACCTAGACTCATTCAGTAAGGACGAAGTTGTAGAGATAAATCGCATCGTCGATGAGTTAGCAGCCCGTAAAATGAACGCCGCTGCCTACGATGATCTCATAGAATTCTGCAAAGTAATGCAACCTGACTATATAGTAGGTAAACACCACCGTATTTTGGCTGATATGCTCATGGCAATTGAGGCTGGAGACAAAGATCGCATCTGCGTTAACATCCCACCCCGTCATGGCAAGTCTCAACTCGTTTCTATCTTCTTCCCAGCGTGGTACTTAGGACGTAATCCTAATAAGAAGGTGATGATGGTCTCGCATACCACTGATTTGGCTGTAGATTTTGGTCGTAAGGTGCGAAATCTTATCTCTATAGACGCATATAAAGGTATATTCCCCACTGTAGCCCTAGCAATTGACTCTAAGTCGGCTGGTAGATGGAATACCAACTCCGGTGGCGAATATTATGCTTGTGGTGTTGGCTCTGCACTGGCTGGTCGTGGTGCTGACCTGCTTTTAATTGATGACCCGCACTCAGAGCAAGACGTTATTAACGGAAACTTCGCTGTATTTGAGAAAGCGTACGAATGGTTCACGTTTGGTGCTCGTACTCGTCTAATGCCGGGTGGGAGTGTTGCAATAATTCAAACACGTTGGCATATGGACGATCTTACTGGGCGTGTAGTACGTGATATGGCTCAGAACGAGCGTGCCGATGAGTACGATGTCATCGAATTCCCTGCCATACTAGAAGTTGTGGATGAAGAGGCGGATGAGATTGTTGAGAAACCTCTCTGGCCTGAGTTTTTTGAC